AATTCACTACCTATGACATTAGTTGTAACGAGGACTTTGCTTTTCATGCAAAAAACCATGAGTGGGAAAAGATCTTTGACTTTTTCAGGGACCATCCTATAGCTATGGCCAGTTTTGCTACTAAATATGTAAACGAGAAGTTCTTGTCCTACAACTCACAGTTTAAGGTAAGAATTAGGTACAGTCTTATGCCACAGAAAATGGCTGACATACACGAGAAAAACACATCTAAGATCATAGATAGAATTAAAGCTATCGACAGGTTTGTAGATGCAGGCTATGAAGTGCACATAAACTTTAGTCCCGTCATTGTATATGAAGGATGGCTAGATGATTATGCTGAGCTATTTAGCTTGATTGACACCCATGTGAAGTGGAAGGAGCAGGTACTTGCAGAGGTTATATTCTTGACGCACAATTTAGATAAGCACAAGAATAATACAACCCGGCACCCTGATGCAGAAACTACACTATGGACACCCGATACACAAGAGCCTAAGAACTCTCAGTATGGCGGTATGAATATTAGATACAAGCACGATTTGAAGCGAGTATTTATTGAGCAGTTTATTGACTTACACGATAGACTGATACCTTGGAACACAATCCGTTACATTTTTTAACTATGGAATTACCAAAAACAGTGGTGAAGGCGAGCCGTAAATCGCCTAAGAACATGATTATCTACGGTCCACCAAAGATCGGCAAGACAACAGTGTTATCACAGCTAGAAGGCTGTCTTATCATTGACTTGGAGGCTGGCTCGGACATGGTAGATGCACTAAAAGTTCAAGCTAATAGTCTAAAAGAGCTTGGTGAAATCGGTAAAGAGATTATCAAGCAAGGTAAGCCGTACAAGTACATAGCCATCGACACTATCTCTAAACTAGAGGAATGGTGTGAGGATGAGGCTAAGAAGTTGTACATGAATACGCCTATGGGTAAGAACTTTGAGACTAAGAATCCTGGCATGTCTGTATTGTCATTGCCTAACGGCGGTGGCTATTTATATTTGCGCATTGCTTACAAAAAGTGGATTGATAGACTCAATAAACTTGCAGATCACATCATTCTTGTTGGTCACCTCAAAGACAAACAGCTTGAGAAGAAAGGCAAAGAGGTTGCTGTTAAAGACTTGGACTTGACAGGTAAAATCAAACAGATTACATGCGCAAATGCAGATGCTGTTGGCTATATCTACAGAGAAGATGACAAGACTATGATCTCGTTCAACTCTCTAGAAGATGTAACTGCAGGTAGCAGATGTGCACACTTAAAAGGCGAGACCATGCCTTTAGAATGGTCGAATATATTTATTGATTAACTGCTTTAAAACTAAAAAAGATGATTGAAGCAAATGTACCTGGCGAGGTTACGCAGACCAATGTGGAAACTCCACAGACAATCACAGTATCTATGATACTTGAGGACTTAGAGAATGGTATTGATCGCAATGCTATCAAAGAGAAGTACAGCCTACAAGCGTGGGAAGTAAAGCAAATGTTTGAGCACCCATCACTTAAAGGCAAGAAAGCCAAGAAAGTGAGAAAGCTCTCATTTAACTTTGTTGATGACACTGTGTTGGATAAGCCTCTTACTGATCTTTATCAGGCCAGCAACTCTGTTAGTACTGTGGACGCTATGCAAGTAGTAAGAGAACCAGATCCTGTATCTGATCCTGCTCAGACTAGTATCCCTATGGATGATGTTGATGGATACCAAGCTGAGCCTGAAGATGCTCCTGAGAACCACAAAGATGATTGGAAAAATTCTTTTGAATAATTTTAAACAGTAGACTATTATGGCTATTAAAATTAATGACTCAACCCAAGAGGTTGCAGGCGGGGGAATACGATTATTCTCCGGCCTTTCTAATTTCAATGTTATTGCAGTGAATCCTACACTGAATGAACTGCACGAGCTTGGAATTAAAGTAAAGACTGAACCAAACTACTATGTAGAGTTTAGCGGTACAGAGTATTTCAAACTAACATTCTGGATTAAGAATGATGATTTGACTACTCGTTTTGACATTTTGATGAACGGGGAACCTCGTGTATCACAAAGTGGTAAAAACCAATGGCTAAACAATGCTGGTCAGTCTACGTGGTCTAATGATGCTCCTACCTATGATTGGTGGAAGACAGACGGTACTCGTCATGCATTTACCGGCGAGGAAACTTTGATCAACTTTGCTAAGGCTTGGGCCAACGTTGCTAACGGTGACGATGTGTACTTTGAGTCTATTGCAAAGATTGTCAAAGGTGATGTTTCAGAAGTTAAAGCTCTACTTGACGTTATTCCTGACAACCAAGTTCGTTTGTTGATTGGTGTAAAAGATGGTAAATACCAGAGTGTATACTCTAAGGTGTTTGGCCGTATCAAACCTCAACGTGATGACTTGTTTATCAAGAATCTTAACGATGAGTATGGCTCATTCAATGCAGAGTTTGATACAAGTCTTGCATGGGGACCATTCAGTCCTGAACTAGCAGTAGTTGCTCCTGATAATGAGGAAGAAGCTGTTGCAGAAGGCGATGACTGGGTTTAACTTAGTAGTTAATTAGGTAAAGAGGGGAATCATAATTGGTTCCCCTTCTTTATTTATATTTGTTAGCTTATGATCAAAAGTAGACAGAGTGAAGATCACCTGTCCAAAGACATGATATTGTCTAGGATAAGGGAGATTGACATCTTTTCGTACTATTGCCCAAGCTTCAAAGAACTAGGTGTTAAGTTTTGTAGTGAGCTCCGTGAGGACAACTCTCCGTCAGTATCTATCATAATCTGGCAGAATAGACTATTGTACAAGGACTTTGGCTATCCAGAGCACAGCTTTGACTGTTTCTCGTATGTGATGAAGAAGTACAACTGCGGTTTCTATGATGCACTAAGGATTATTGATAACGATTTTGGATTGAACTTATCTTCTTTCAAAGACACTGTGGGATTTACCATGGGTTTCAAGGCGACTACCACTGCTAAGAAAGTACAGCACAAACGTGTTGTGATTATTAGAAAGCGTAGCCGGCCATGGATGAAGAAAGATGCAGAGTTCTGGTCTAAATATTTTATCAGTAAGAAGACATTGATTAAATTTGGAGTCTGTCCCATTACTCACTATTGGATTAATGAAAATCGTTTTAGCTGTGATCTAAGCTATGCGTATAGGATAGGTAAAAAATATAAAATCTACTCGCCTTATGAAGATACTAAATGGATTAGTAACACTACTCGCCGGCATGTGCAAGGCTATATACAACTACCTAGTAGACACAGTATATGCGTGGTCACTTCCAGTCTCAAGGACGTCATGGCACTCTACGAGCTCGGAATCCCAGCAATTGCACTCCAATCAGAAATGCAAATGCCAGCAGAAGCCCTTGTACACGAATTGCAAGAGCGATTTGGGGTAATAGCTCTATTTTATGACAACGACTTTGACAACGTAAACAACCCTGGCCAGACAATGGCAAACAAAATTATTAGGGAGTTCCCAAATTTTGTTAATATTGTACTACCAGAGCAATACGGTGTCAAGGACTTGTCAGATTATATCGCTAAGTACAATTCTACAGATCTAATTAATGCTCTAGTGTTAGAAGCATTGATAAGTGAGACGAAGAAAAGCAAAGAAACCACAGAACAAGAAAGTACAGAACGCGACAGCGAAGACCTACAAGGGGATCAAGTTCCGTTCTAAGCTAGAAGTATTTACTTACAAAAAGCTAGAAGAGGCAGGCATAGTGTCTGACTACGAAAAGCATAAGTATGTACTACAGTCTGGGTTTTACTACTCTTCTGATATGTACGAGCCTCACAAAACACACGGCTATGTCACAATTACAACTAAGATTCGTGACATAACTTACACACCTGACTTTGTTGATCCTCATGGAAGATGGATTATAGAAGTAAAAGGGTATGCAAACGACGTCTTCCCAATTAAGTGGAAGATGTTTAAGAATCATCTTATGCAGCTAGAAGAACCTCCTGTTCTTTTCTTGCCTAAGAATCAAAAGCAAGTTCTACAAACAATAGAACTGATTCAAGAGAAATTCTAATACACTAAATTTTATGGATTATTCTAAAGATCTCCTCATTGAGCTTGAGGGGCTAGGGATTGACACGTCTGGAAGTCCCGAAGACACAAAGCGTCAGATTACTGCGCTTTACGATAAGACAAAGCATGACACCTTTGGCTATATCGAAGATTTTGAGTACTTCGATAGAGTATTCGAGCCTGTATACGGCATCGAGTTCTTTATCCTAGTTAAGAACGCGCGTAACAATTTTATGCGCGAGTATCGTGGAACACAGTATAACATACTAAAAAATACTTTAGATGAAATTGTCGAAAATTCAAAAGTGGCAAGACAACTTAGAGAAAGGTGATTTTATTCGTGTGCTTTATAGTCATGCTGAAGTATACGGCGTGTTTATACAATGGACAAGCAGTAGTAGAGATAGTTTCCATTACATTGCTATAAATTGGTGGGGCCATGCTAATCCAGATGATTACAAAGATTCAAGTAAAATTTGGAGGATTGACCACGTTAATAGCAACGGTGCAACTCGTGTAAAGCCTATAGACGAGAGATACATGGAAGATAACATGTTAGAGTGTTTGGCTAACTTAAAAAAACTAATCTTAAAATGAGTATCAAGACAATTGACAAGCAGATCAAGGGATCTGAAGGCCTTGCTAAGAAGATTAACAAGGGCGCAGAACGAATGGTGTTCGACATTTTGCAGTCAACTCAGTACTCTACACCAATCCCATCCACAATTCGTGAGCTCACA